TTTGATAAAGTCTTTAGTCACAAACATGGAAGCAATCATCTCAATGTAATATGTGATTCAATTGGTAAATCGATTGAAGATGAATTACAAATGAGACATTATGAGACTAAAGCACCCGGATTATTACAAACATTAAAGAACAATTACTGGCATAAATCTATTGGTACTAATCAGAAGATTGTAGTGATACAAACCTTAATGAATAGATACGAAGTAGATCAATGGCAGGCTTGGACAAGGACAAATCGAATTAAACTTGGAGCATGGTTATTAGATTGTATCATGACAACAAGTGGTTGGTTCTATAAAGATCTACAACGTGAAGGTCGTAAGACTGTTAACTACATTAGACCTACACCTGAGTTTATAGAAATTAAGGATCAAGTTATCAAGGACTGTGAATTATTCGCACCACTAGCATGGCCGATGCTTATTGAGCCAAATGATTGGACACCTGAGAACCAAGGTGGCTACTTGCTTAATGAAGTTATGCATGGTCATGAAATGGTTAGAAGGAGCGATCAGTGCCGTATACAGGGAGAGACACCTTACAAGTTCCTTAACAAGATACAGAAAGTTGGCTTTAGAGTAAATAACTTTACTTATGAAGTAGCTGAATGGTTAGAGCATAAGGGATGTAGTGTAGGGAAGTTTATACCTATACTAGATATACCTTTACCTCCTAAACCATTCGATATAGCAGAGAACAAAGACTCACGTCATGTGTACCGTAGAGAAGCTGCTAAGGTCATGAACGCTAACGCTAATGCATTCAGACGTTCATGCCGTACAAGGATGACCATGGACGTTGCTAGGAGGTTTAGATGGTACAAGAGTTGGTTTATACCGTGGTCGTTTGACTATCGTGGTAGAGTATACCCGATACCAGCATTCCTCACACCACAAACTGATGACTTTGGAAAGAGTCTTATTAGATTTGCTGATGAGTCAGAGATGACACCAGAAGCCGAGGACTGGTTAGCTTTTCAAGTAGCCACTACATATGGTCTTGATAAAGCTGCAATGTCTGAAAGATTAGATTGGGTAAAAAACAATATCACTCTCATCAGTGGCATTGCTCAAGATCCGTATTCTAATTTATCTGAATGGGAAGCTGCTGAAGAACCATGGCAGTTTCTAGCTGCATGTCATGAGTATTATAACTGTGTAATAACAGGTAGTAGAAACACTACTGGACTATATGTCAGTTGTGATGCAACATGTAGTGGTCTACAGATCCTAGCTGGTTTAGCTAGAGACAAGAGGACAGCACAACTCGTCAATGTGTGCCCTTCTGATAGACCACAAGACGCATATAAAGTAGTAGCTCAACATGCTAGAGCTGGCTGCCCAGAATCTATTCGTAAAGTCATGGACCGAAAGGTTGTTAAAAGAACAGTCATGACTATACCTTACAATTCAAAACCATACTCAAATAGAGCGTACATTAGAGACGCACTGAGTGAGAAAGGTGTTGAAGTTAGTAAGGAAGACTTAACTCAAACTGTTAAAGCTGTTAGGGATGCTATGCAAATAGTAGTTCCCGGTCCTATGGCAGTTATGAGATGGATAGAATCTGAAGTAGGAGAAGCATTAAAAAGAGGTGTTGATAAGTTAACATGGATTACACCATCTGGTTTCATTGTCAGTCAAAAGATAATGAAGAAGAATGTAGAACGGTTACAACTTCAACTCTTAGGTGGATGTCAGATAACAGTAGCTACAGATGATACTAATGAAGTAGACAAGACTAGACATAAGGCTGCAACTGCACCTAATCTAATCCACTCTCTTGATGCTTCGTTACTTCACCTAGCTGTTGATAGATTTGATAAACCTATTGCTTTGATACATGACTCAGTACTGTGTAGAGCTACTGATATGTCTTTACTGTCTAGCTTAGTAAGAGAAACTTACATGAAACTCTTTGCTAAGCATGACTACCTTACGGACTTTGCTCGACAAATAGGAGCGAAGACTGACCCACCGATCATAGGTGATCTACATCCAGAAACCGTGATCGATTCCACTTATTTTTTCTGTTAAATTATGTACCGTACATCCTTATTCGATGCTTTCTTCTCACCTCCTACTGTTATTGTTGTCTCTGAAGAGAGACTAAGGAAGGCTGAGTTAGAAGCTAAAGAAGGACAACTGACTGCACTAGACAATCGCATTGAACAACTTCAAGGATACCGTGGCGAATTAGCTAAGGAAATTGAAGCTCTTGGTGAACCTCAATCACTAGAGGAGGCGTTGACTGGTGAGTAGAACTATACACAAAACTGAAAACCCTGTAACACTTGATGGTTTTCAAGCTATACTTGCACCAAGTAAGTTTGGTTACTCTCTATCTGCTATAGTTTGTGAAGATATTGTTGACACACTAGAGAAAGAAAGAGATGACGTCCTCAAGTGGGCACAATCAAAACTTAAAAACCCTAAGAGGGCTACTCTTAAGCCTACTCCATGGGAAGAAGTTAGTAAAGGGAAATATAAATTAAAGTTCTCTTGGAATGAAGAGAATAGACCACCTGTTGTTGATACGGAGGGGACATTATTAAATGATGCAAAGACTCCATTATACGGTGGATCAACTGTTAAGCTGGGTTTCTACCAAAAGCCTTACATTCTACGGGATGGGGTTACCTATGGTAGTTCTCTTAAGCTGGTTGGTATTCAAGTTGTCTCAGTAAAAAGTGAGGCAGGTGTAGACACTGGAGATTTAGATGCAAACGAAGTCGCTGAACTATTCGGAAAAACCTCAGGCTTTAAAACAAGCGATCCGAACGTTACTACTACTACAAATGACGAGACCAAAGACGAAGAAGAAGACTTCTAAATACAGGTCTCAGTTAGAAGAACGTGTCGCTGAATTATTAACAAACCTTGGAGTTACCTATGAATATGAAACAACTAAGATTGCTTATCAAATCTCGCACAACTACAGCCCAGACTTTATACTCCCTAATGGGACTATTTTAGAATGCAAAGGATATTGGGATAGTGACGATCGCCGCAAGATTAAAAATGTGTGCGAACAAAATCCAGACATGGACATTCGTATGGTATTCCAATCTCCTTATAATACAATAAGTAAACGCTCTAAGACAACGTATGCCAAGTGGTGTGAGCGTCACAATATACCTTGGTGTACCTTTAAAGAAATACCAATTGATTGGTTGGTCTAATGACCGAATCAGAATTCATTGCTCACGAAGCATGTGACAATTGTGGCTCATCAGATGCTAACTCAGTTTACACTGATGGTCACAAGTTCTGTTTTGTGTGCCATACATACACACCTGCAGAAGGTGACGTTCACTCTCATAAAATGGCAACCGATGTCCAATTCAAAGGCTCAGCCGAACGGCTGCAGAAACGAAACATCTCTGAAAAAACAACTAAATTCTATAGGATTTACAGAGATGGAAACACTCTACGCTTCCCATATTTTACAAGCGATGGAGTTCTTAAAGGATTCAAAGTAAAAAATAAAAAAAAGGAGTTTCATTATGAAGGGACTGCTATTGATACTTTGTTTGCTCAGCATTTATTCCCTAATAGTGGTAAACGCATCGTTGTTACTGAAGGTGAATTAGATGCTGCATCATGCTATGAGGCTATGTCGGGTTGGCCGATGGTCTCTTTACCTCATGGTGCATCCTCAGCAAAAAAAGATATCCAAAAACAAATACCACTATTCCAAGGGTACGAAGAGATTGTCCTTTTCTTTGACTCGGATGAAGCGGGAAGGAAGGCAACAGAGGAAGCAGCTAATGTCTTACCTCCGGGTAAAGTCAAAATCGCTAGATTGGAAAATTACAAGGACGCTTCAGAAGCTCTTCAAGCTAATGATGCCGAAGCAATAAGGAAAGCAATCTGGGATTCTAAACCCTACCAACCAGACGGAATAGTCGATGGAAAAACATTATTAGAACTTGTAACTAAACCGACTAAACCATTTGAACATGAATATCCATTCGACGGACTCAATCAGAAATTACAAGGGATCCGGTATGGCGAACTTGTCACCTTTACTAGTGGCACTGGCTCAGGAAAAACCAGCCTCATGCGTACACTTGCAGCTGACTTGCTGTGCAAAGGGGAACATGTTGGGGTCTTGGAACTTGAAGCAAGTAACCGACAAACCGCACTTGGATTAATGTCCACAGCTGTAGGTAAATCCTTACATACTGGAGAACATGACGAACAAGAACTCAAAGAACATTTTTATAATACCATTGCTAACTGGAATCTTTACTTGTACGATGGCTTTGGTTCTGTTGACCCGAACATTCTTTACAATAGGATTGAATTCCTTGCCAGTGGAATGGAGTGTCGTTTTATATTCTTAGACCATCTTAGCATATTATTAAGTGGACTCGAAGGAGATGAACGACGGATGATAGATATCACAATGACACGCTTAAGGTCACTGGTAGAACGTACTGGTATCACTCTATTTTTAGTATCACACCTAAGGAGACCAAGTAATGATAACAACACTCACGAAGAGGGAGGACGTGTTTCACTCTCACAACTTAGAGGATCTCACAGCATATCTCAAATTAGTAATGCGATCGTTGGACTTGAGCGAAACCAGCAATCCAGCGAGGGAAGAGGCGATACGACTGTTAGAATCCTTAA